TAATGGAAACATTATTACAAAGAGTAAAACCAGTCATGGAAAAACACACAAGTTTAAAACTATCAGAAACATATTCTTATGCTAGAATATATAAAAAAGGAGATATTTTACATAGACACAAAGATAGATTTAGTTGCGAAATATCTACTACGTTAAACCTAGGAGGGGATCCTTGGCCCATATATGTTGATCCTACAGGAAAAAAAGGACAAGCTGGTATTAAAATAGAATTAGATCCTGGAGATATGTTAATATATTCTGGATGTGATCTTGAACATTGGAGAGAAGAATTTACAGGAACAGATTGTGGTCAAGTTTTTTTACACTATAATAAAAAAGGATCTAAAATGGCTAAAGAAAACGAATTTGATAAACGTCCTTTTTTAGGAGTACCTACTTGGTATAAGGGCTTTACTTTACCTAAGAAATAATATAGGATATAAGCTTGTAGGGGGAGACACCACCAAACACCCTCCCCTTACTTTAAGCATTTGAATTTCATACAGATCTGATATAAACCTTATAAACAGGTATTTTTATGTTACAAAAATTAGGTTTTTTACCAGGATTTAATAAACAAGTTACGGCTACAGGTGCTGAGTCTCAATGGACAGGTGGTCAAAATGTACGTTTTAGATATGGCACACCAGAAAAAATAGGTGGTTGGAATCAATTAGGTGAATCAAAACTTACAGGTGTTGCAAGAGGTTTACATCATTTTGTTAATTCAGCGTCTACAAAATTTGCAGCCATAGGAACCAATAGAATTTTATACGCTTATTCAGGAGGTGTTTTTTACGATATACATCCTTTAACTAATCCATCAGGCACAGCAATTACTAATGCTTTTAGTACTACCAATAATTCAAAAATTGTTACTATTACTTTTTCTGGTTCGCATGGTTTTGTAGCTGGAGACATAATATTATTTGGAGACGCTTCTACTTTTTCAGCTATTACAAATTCTAATTTTGGTGCTGCAGATTTTGCTGATAAAAAATTTATGGTTACATCTGCGCCAACAAGCACAACTATAACTATCACAATGCCTAGTGTTGAAACGGGATCAGGTGCTACAACATCTGGAGGTATAACTTATTTTCAATATTACCACGTTGGACCAGCAGAACAACTAGGAGCTTTTGGATGGGGTATATCTTTATGGAGTGGATCTGTTTTAGGTGTGGCTACAACTACTTTGGATGGAGCAATTACTGGTACAACTGGTGGTAATAATAGTTCATCAACTGAAATAACTTTAACTAGTGTTACAGGATTTCCAACATCAGGTACAAACTTTGTTCAAATAGGCACTGAAGAAATATCTTATACAGGAATTTCAGGTTTAAAATTAACTGGTATTGGTAGAGCTGCAAGAGGAACTACAGCCACAACACATTCGAATGGTGCAACTGTAACTAACACATCTAGTTGGACTGGTTGGGGATCTCCAGCAGCTAACACAGATAAAGTTACAGATCCTGGTTTATGGGCTTTAGATAATTTAGGCAGTAAACTTATAGCATTAATAGTAGGTGGATCTGCATTTCAATGGGACGCTGATGCGGCAAACGCAACAGCAACACGAGCGTCTATCATAACAGGTGCACCAACGGCATCTAGAGATATGTTAGTATCTACTCCAGATCGTCACCTAGTTTTTTTTGGAACAGAACAAACTATTGGAGATACAACAACTCAAGACGATATGTTTATTAGATTTTCTTCACAGGAAGATATAAATGATTATACACCCACGGCAACCAATTCTGCTGGTACACAAAGACTGGCCGACGGATCACGGATCATTGGAGCTAAACTTGGTAGAAATGCAATATATGTTTGGACAGACACAGCGTTATTTACGATGCGTTTTGTAGGTGGAGATTTTGTTTTTGCATTTGAACAAGTTGGTACCAACTGTGGGTTAATAGGAATGAATGCAGCCGTAGAAGTTGATGGTGCTGCGTATTGGATGTCTGACAATGGTTTTTTTAGGTACACTGGTAAACTAGAATCTATGGATTGTTTAGTAGAAGACTATGTTTATGATGACTTAAATACTACATCTAATCAATTAATTTATGCAGGAATAAATAATTTATTTGGAGAGGTAATTTGGTATTATCCAACGAATACATCTAATGTAAATAATAGAGCTGTTTTTTATAGTTATTTAGATTCTACGTCTAAACGTCCAATATGGTTTACAAACGATAGTAGTCTTTTTGCAAGAAGCACGTGGGAAGACTCTGCTGTTTTTGGTTTACCACATGCAACTGCTTATGATGCCGATGATGATGATTCATTTGACGTTACAGGTAATACTGATGGCACAACTATATATTTTGAACATGAAACAGGAGTAAATCAATTAGAAGCGGGAGCTGTTACAACAGCAATACCTGCGGATATTACTTCTGGAGATTATGATATTACACAAAAAGTTGTTAGAGGAGCTGCAACTAATTTAGGTGACCTTAGAGGTGATGGTGAAAATATTATGAGAGTTAGTAGAATTATACCTGACTTTATTGCACAACAAGGTAATACAATTGTACAATTAGATTTAAGAAACTATCCCAACAATACGTCAGCTAGTTCATCACTAGGTCCATTTACTATTACGTCAGCTACAACAAAAGTAGATACACGAGCCAGAGCCAGAGCTGTAGCTCTTACAATAAAAAACACTGCTGTAGATACTAGTTGGAAACTAGGAACATTTAGATTAGACATACATGCTGGAGGAAGAAGATAATGATGGATATAGTAATGGCAATAGCCGCTCCTCTTGCTAGAACATATGGAATAAATAAAGCTATAGAAATAGCTTATGAACAATTAGGAATAACTCCTCCACAAACTGATCCAATTGATATTTATACAGGTGGTGGAATAGCGGCAGCTTTAAATCCTGCTAATTTAGGAAACGTATTTAAAAGAGGAGCTGTAAATTTAGGAGTAAGATCTTTACTTGGCAGTGTGCCTATGGGACCTTTAGCGCTAGCTGGTGGTGCTGCATTTTTAAGTAATAAATTTAATCCATTAAATCCAAACGCAAGAAACTACAGTCCTAATCTTAGCGGGCAAATAGGTTATTTATCTGGAAGAGAAGAAATGATAGGTAGAAACCCCAATACTGGTTTAATGGTATATGGACCAGGCTCAGTATTAGCTGGTCAAAATGTTATGTCTATTGCAGGAACAAACAACTATCAAAAAGCTTTAGATAAAAAAATAAGTTATTTTGAAAACAGAATTAAAAAAGGAAAACCTATTAGTGAAAGAAATTATGAACGAGCTAAAAAAGAAAAGAAAGAATTATTTGATTACAGAGCAGACGTAAGAGATGCCGCTAAAACAAAATCTGGTTTAGGAACTTTTTCAAGACCTAACATGAAAGATGTTTCTGGCAATGGTGGTGGCGGAACTTCTACAGGTTCTCCTACAAATGTAGGAAATCCTCTTGGATACAGATATGGAGGCATTGTAAGTTTATAATGGCAAAGATAGTACAAACACTAACTAGAGCAAGTGCAGAATACGAAGAAGATGTAGCTCAATCTTTAATTAGAGATTTAGACGCTGTAATAGAAAAATTAAATACATCTTTTCAACAAGAACTAAAACAGGAGATAGAAGCTAGAAGTTTCTTTTTAGATTAATGGCAGTAGTAAACCAATATAAATTTGCAGGATTAAATGCTAATACGGATAACACAGAAAAAAATCCTTTTGGTAGTGGCAATCCTTTAGTAAGTGAAACGTATCTTATTAAATCAATTTTAGTTAAATCCGCAGGAACTCCTACACCTACAGTAACAAATGATGGTATTGTTGTTATACAATCAGCAGCATTGGTAGCCAATCAAAGTAAAGAATTATTAACCCAACCGTTGATAGTTGAGGGTGGAAAAACCCTTACAATTAAAGCAGGTAGCGCAGACGCTTTTACATTTGGTGTCAGCTATCTAAACATTAAGAAAGAGGTAACAACATAATGATTGAACTAAAACCAGATAAAATAATAACTACAATTAAAAACAAGAAAACAGGAGAAATATACGAGACTGAAGAAGCTTTAAAAGCTGCAAATATTCCCGAAGAAGACGTACAAAGAGATGTAACAGTTATTATGCCTCCTCTTGATTTAATAGGAAAAGTCAAGTAGTATGAGAAACTCTTTAAAATAAGGCAACTATGGCAATAACAGACTTACAGATATCCGAAGAATTAATGACCAACGCACCTTCTATTAAATATAGAGGTAATGAAGGTCCTAAATCTCCACAAGAGATGGAACAAATGATGATGGCTGATGCTATATTAAGAGAAGAGTATGACAAATACGTATTTGATTTATTAGAAATAAGACCTGACGCAACACCTATGTCATTTGAAGAATTTAGACAAATGGTTATTGCAGAAGGACAGATGTCTAGTTTAGAATCAATGCCTGAAGGAAGAGAAATGGCAGCGTATGGTGGTATCATGGGTATGGATGGTAGAAAACAATATGGTATTGGATCTTACTTTCAAGAATTAAAAGATAAACTTTTTGGAACTGTAAAAGATAATCCTGAATTAACAGCTGCACTGGTTCTTGGTGGTGCGGATCTTTCTAGAGGAGAAGACTCTGCGTTAAGAAATATTTTTAAAGATTTTGAAATACCAGAATCAGTGAGAAATGCTGGAACCGCAGCAAAAAAATTTATTTTTGATAAACCAACGAAACCAAATCCAAACTTTGATCCAAATAAACCTGAAGGACCAAACAATCCTAGAATGATAGAAGGGACATCTATTGCTGGAAATATTGGTAGATCACTTGCTGCAAATATTGTACCAATAGTCGGTGGTATTGGAGCAGGTTTGTTTACTAAAAATCAACCAGCACAAGCTGGCTTACCAAGTGACGACACAGCATTAAACTTAGCAGAATATAAAAAAGCTGCAAATTTATTAAACCAACAACAAGGACTAGCAGCAGACATGAATTTTTTACCGGCTGTTGCAGCTAGAAAATTTACACCAGAAGAAATGGCTGTAACATATGCACAAGCAGCTAACGGTGGAAGAATAGGTAGAGCTGAGGGTGGACTTATGGATCTTGGTGGGTTAGAAAAGGATTATAGAGCTGAAGGTGGATTTGTACCAATAGGTAAAGCAGAAAAAGCAGATGACGTACCTGCAAGATTAAGTGTAAATGAGTTTGTATTTACTGCAGATGCTGTTAGAAACGCAGGGGGTGGAAATGTTGACGAAGGAGCAAAAGTCATGGAAAGAGTTATGAACCATTTAGAAGGCGGAGGACAAATATCTAGAGAATCACAAGGTCTGGGTGGGGCACAACAGATGTTTGAAACATCGGAAAGATTAAGCGAGGTAATATAATGGCAAAAAAAAAGAAAACAAAAAAAGATCAAGGAGATATTTTAGGAGATAGATTTGATAAAAAATTTAAAAAATATGCTCTTTCAAAAGAAGCTCACCTTCATGCAAAAGATTATGATGAAGGTATAGATAGAGGTGAAGCAAGAGCAATGAAAGAAGTAGCTCAAGAAGCTGCAATACCTATGAAACCTATGAAAGGCGGAGGAATAGCTTTACGTGGATTAGGTAGAGCATTTATGAAAGGCGGAAAAGTATAATGGCTATAGAACAAATACAAAATTTACCACAACAATACGTAACAGATTTAGGTGTTGACTATGGAAAACAATTAGCAGGTTTAACTGCAATACCATTAGATACATCTAGATTTGCACCGCAAGTAGCCGCACAAGATCCTTTACAAACACAAGCTTACAATTTAGCAGGTGCAGGTGTAGGAGCGTACCAACCTTACCTTACACAACAAGCAGCATACTCAGGACCAACAGCTTATCAACCGTTTATGTCTCCGTATCAACAAGATGTAATAGATGCAACACTAGCAGACTTTGATAAACAAGCAGCAAAAGACGTAAGAGACATTGGATTGTTAGCTGCTCAAAGAGGTGGTTTAGGTGGTGGACGTGAAGGTGTCATGAGAGCAGAGCAAGCAACACAATCTAATTTAGATAGAGCTGCATTACTTGCAACATTAAGACAAACAGGATTTACACAAGCACAAAATTTAGCTAATCAAGCTTTTGGTCAACAAAGACAATTAGCAGGAGACATTCAAAATTTACAAACAGCAGATATTAACCAGTTGGGTCGATTGGGCGGTCTACAACAAATACAACAACAAGCAGTGCTTGATGCACAAAGAGAAGCAAATAGATTACAGGCGTTTGAACCTTATGAAAGGTTAGGCACATACGGTTCTGGAGTTGCAAGTCTATTCTCTGGTAATGCACCATTTGGTCAACAATCAACAGTAACACCTAATCCAACACCATTACAAACGGCTCTTGGAACAGGGCTAGTGTTAAGTGGTATTTTTGGTGGTGGTGGTAGAAATACTGATTTAGGTAGAGTTATAAGTAGCGTGTAATATGAATAGAATTTTAAAAAGACCAATGTTTAGAAAAGGCGGTAGCGCAGGCGAAGGTATTACGTCTGGATTACAAAGACCTGGTTATGCTGAAGGTGAAACTGTTGAAGAAATAGCAGCGAAAATAAGAGAACAAGTTGGTGGTTATAATTCACAACGTAATTTAGATGATTTTAAAATAGACTTTGGTTTAGATTTACTT